GTTGATATACAATCAAGACTTCTACGATACGGGCACTGGGGGCGAGACTTTAAAGGCTTATGAACAATGAAACTAAACTACTAAGCAAAGTTCTTGCTGACCGCGACTTAACACTTCTATTTGAACGCGGTGTACATGACACCTGGTTCGTTGACCCAGACAATAAACAAGTATGGAAACTGACACGTGAGCATTTCTTTTCTTACGCTGAGGTACCTAGCCTTGACGTCATCAAACAAAACTTCCCTAACTATAAGTTAGTTGATGTCCACGACTCCTTAGATTACTTAATTGACTCTGTTGTTGCAGAGCGCCGCAAGGCAGCCACTATCAAGATGATTGATGGTGCTATCAAATTTATTGATGCACAGGACCACGAGACTGCCCTGCTTACTTTGCAGAGCGGTATCTCTAGTCTTGAAGAAGATGGGTTAAGTAAGAGCAGCGACCTAGATGTAACAGACGACCCACTATCACGTTGGGATGAGTACGAGTATCGCAAGAACAACCCAGGGCTTCTAGGAGTACCAACAGGCTTCCCAACCATGGACCTAGCAACAGGAGGCCTACAAGACGGCCAGCTGATTGTTATTGTTGCGCCACCTAAGACTGGTAAGTCCACACTTGCATTACAGATTGCACAGAACGTTCACATGAAAGACAAGAAAGTTATGTTCCAGTCTTTTGAGATGAGCAACCATGAGCAGATTACACGCTACGATGCTATGAGAGCTCGCATCTCCCACAGCAGACTTATCAACGGTTTGCTTACACCAGAAGAAGAAGCGCGTTACAAGCAGAAGCTTGAGAACATTACAAAGATGCGTGAGAAGTTCTGGTTAGTTGATGCAGCATCAGGTATGACAGTGACAGGTATTGCTAGCAAGATTCAAGTCCTGCACCCAGACATAGTATTTATTGATGGTACCTACTTGATGATTGATGAGCAGACAGGTAAGTCAAACGAACCTATTGCTATCACTAACATCACCCGCTCCCTAAAACGCATGGCTCAAAAGTTTAAAGTGCCTATCGTTGTATCAACTCAGGCATTGAAGTGGAAGATGAGCAAGGGTCAGGTAACTGCCGACTCTATTGGTTACTCATCATCTTTCCATCAGGACGCCGATGTCCTGTTTGGTTTACAGCGTGAAGATGAAGCGGTAGACGACACACGTCTATTAAAGATTCTTGACAGCCGTAACTCTGGTCGCGCAGAAGTATCACTTATGTGGGATTGGAACAATGGACAGTTCCGTGAGATTGATGGAAATGACCTATGACCATAGAAGAAATGGAAGACACTCTTGAAAGGTTAGGTATTGAAGTTGTCTCTACTAGAGGTTCCGAAATCCAAGGTTATTGCCCAGCACACGTTGAGCGTACAGGTCATGAAGACCGTAACCCGTCATGGTGGATTAACTCAGACACAGGTGCGCATATCTGTTTTTCATGCCACTTCAAAGGCGGACTGTTGTCCTTGGTCTCTTATATTCAAAAATGGGACTTCGACAAATCTAAGGAATGGCTTGAAGATGGAACAACAAACCTTAGTGCTGCATTACAAAAAGCAGTAAAGCCTAAAAAAGTATTTGAAGAGTTAACTTATATAACTGAGTCGATGCTGTCTGCGTTTGGTACTCCACCAGACGATGCATTAAAAGCCAGAGGTCTAACAGCGTCGGCAGCAGCAGACTACGAAGTGCTATGGGATAACCGCCACAGCAATTGGATTACAGTTATCCGTGACCCGTACACCCACAAGCTTTTGGGATGGCAGGAGAAGGGTCACAAGTCTAGGTTCTTTAGAAACCAACCTACTGGCGTACAGAAAAGTAATTCCTTATTTGGTTTCAAACAATACACAGGCGGAGACATGATTGTTGTTGAGTCTCCATTAGACGTTGTGCGCTTAGCATCTGTAGGTATCAAGGGGGGTGTTAGTACCTACGGTTCTATAGTCTCCATGCAACAGTTCAACGTCATCAGGGGAGCCGATAGGGTTATCTTTGCTATGGACAACGACGCCTCTGGGCGTGAGTCATCTGTCAACCTTTTAATCCTATGTCAGGAGTATGGCAAGGAAGCTTGGTTCTTTAACTATGAGCAGACCGACATGAAAGATGTTGGCGGAATGAGCAAAGCCGAGATACAGTACGGCCTAGATAATGCTCGTCACATGGTTCACGGAAAGAAGGCGGTACTTTGATTATTGGACTTACAGGATACGCACAGTCTGGAAAAGATACCGTTGCCAATATTCTTATTGAGCACTTTGGTTATCGACGTGTAGCTTTTGCTGACCCTATCCGCAAACTACTTCATGAGATGAACCCTACTGTTAAAGACGGTGGCTACAGACTACGAGGAGTAGTTGATGGTTACGGCTGGGATGTAGCAAAGACAGCTTTTCCAGAAGTTCGCACCCTTTTGCAAAACTTAGGAGTAGGCGCTCGCAATACTTTTGGAGAAGACTTCTGGGTATCTCAAGCATTGATGGGTCTTGAACCTACTGACAAGGTTGTTATAACCGATGTTAGGTTTACCAACGAGGCTGACGCTATCAAGCAGTATGCTGGCGCACAGATGTGGCGCATCAAGCGTGTAGGCGTTAACGCAGTTAACGAGCATGTGTCTGAGTCCCAGATGGATGGGTACAGCGTTGACCAGATATTTGTCAACAATGGTACAGTAGAAGACTTAAAGTCATTAGTTCAGACACGGATGAGAGCGTACGTATGATGCAGTATTGGTCTTGGATATTAGCCACAATTGGCGTAACTGGTATTTTCTTTGTAGGTAGAAAGACTATCTGGGGATGGCTAATCCTCTGTCTCAATGAATGTCTTTGGATTGTCTACGCTTTAGTAACAAACCAATATGGGTTTATTGTTGCTGCTGTTGCCTACGGGATTGTTTACATCCGCTCTTATCTTCACTGGAGGAGAGACGCTTGACCTTTACAGGCACCCTTCTTCCGTACCAGCCTGAGGCTGTCGACCGCATGTGCGAGCGCCAGAAGATGTTGGTTGCCTACGACCTTGGTCTAGGTAAGACTGTATTAACTATTGCTGCTATAGAACGTCTGATGGATGAGAACCGCATTACCGAGCCAGGGCTTATAATTTGTCTGTCTAGCCTCAAATACCAGTGGGCTAATCAGATTGAGAAATTTACTAATGGAACTTCACGAGCTTTGGTCATTGATGGAACGCCGAAGAAAAGAGCAGAGCAGTATGCCGAAGCAATGGACTGGCGGACTACGGGGGTTGATTACATCGTTCTTAACTACGAGCAAGTTGTTAACGACTGGGATACCATCAAAGACTTACCACGAGGATTCGTTGTCCTCGACGAAGCCACAGCCATCAAATCCTTCAAATCCAAACGCTCACGAGCAGTAAAGAAGTTAATCAATGCGCCTTTTAGATTTGCACTCACTGGTACACCTATTGAAAACGGTAAGCCTGAAGAGCTGTATAGCATTATGCAGTTCGTTGACGCCAACGTACTTGGTAGGTTTGACATCTTTGACGCTGCTTTTATTGTAAGAAACTCTTGGGGTGCGCCACAGTATTACCGTAACCTAAAGACCCTGCATGAGAAGATGAAAGATGCTTCTGTACGTAAGGCACAGAAGGACCCAGATGTTGCTCCTTATCTTCCAGACACTATCCACAAAGACCCCATAAAGATTTTCTTTGACCGCAAAGCTTCTAAGTTATATAGCCAGATAACCTCAGATTTAATTAGTGACTTAGATGAAGCACAGGATTTATTCGGCCACAACTTTAATCTCCTAGCCCACTACGGTGTTGAGTCCCGTAGAGGTGGGCCTGAGGATGAGATGCGTGGAAAGATTATGTCTAAGATTGGGGCATTAAAGATGCTCTGCTCACACCCAGAACTACTAACATCAAGCGCTAATAAGTTTAAACAAATGAGCGGAGAAGGTTCTGCGTACATAGCAGAGCTAGTAGATACTGGAAAGCTAGACGGCTTAACCAACTCTCCTAAATTAGATTACCTAGTTCAATATGTAAAAGACCACCTAGAACAAAGCGAAGACAACAAGGTAGTTATATTTGCTACCTACGTTGATATGTT